TGAGGACTTTTGGAGTTTCGTTGGAAATTTTCACAAAATTCTTGAACCTGTCTGACTGAACCATCTGTCGGAGCGACGAGACAACATCGTTTCCAACTGATGTCTTATAGACGGGTCTATTTACTGACTCACCAAATGGATTCCTTACATAAGAAGACATCCATTCCTTGTCGTAAGGATCAGTATAAGACTTGTTGTCGTGACTCGTCATCTTGTCAAAACGAGGCATGTGTGTCTTGGCAGGACCACTGTGGCGAATCCTTGACCTGTTGTAAAGAGCTCTGTCTAGCTGACGTTGTGCCTTGACGGGTACCTCGACGTCCTTGAGCGAGAACTTCACGGGAACTTCGTCATCTTCTGGGTCGTCTCCTGCCGTAAGAAGATTGAGATCAGGATCTTTTTGTTCGCTGTCGTCTCCGGCAAATAGATCCTCAGCTCCCCCTCCTTCTTCCTCACCACCGGCTTCTTCGCCGCCGGCCTCCTCTTCGGCGCCCGTATCTTCCTCGCCACCAGACTCTTCCTCGCCGCCGCTTGCTGCAGGTTCGGCACTCTCGATGGCTTGATCGACCAATTTTTCCTTGAGACGTTGATCATCAATGTTCTTGCACTGCTCGTCATTGAGACCCCAGATCTCCTTACGGATGAACTCCTTGGACATCTGACCCTCAGGTGCCGATCCTGCAATCTCAAACTTGGCCCTCCACAGTTCGAGCTTCTGTTGCTGAGCCACGGTGGATGGATTGGACATACGCAGGGCAAAGTTCTGTAAATCTTCAGAATCAAATCCGTGGGCATAAAGGTGAATAATGGCGAGTTTATTCAGCTCAGCCACAATTGTCTTCTGGATGACATTAATGGTCCTGGAGAATCTGATGTCTTCCTGCGCAAGGGTTGCCTTACTGGATAGTGCCTCATCGTAACCGAGATAGGCACGAGGGATCTTAAGAGCTGCAAATAGCTTCTTCTGAATGTATGCGACGTCTTCAACAGCGGCTGTGTTCTGTCCACCGGCGAGAGTGTCTATGCGAGTGCCAGAATCTCCACCACGAACCGGGATGAAGTAGTCCTCATCAACTGACAAGGGATTGTAACGAAGGTCCACACGTCCTGTGTTTCTATCAATGACCTGAGACGATCGAAGGTTCTTCCTCTGTTCCTCAACGTACATGGGAACGTTCTCAGGTGGAATGTTGGCCACATCGATGTAGAACACTCTCCTCTCAGGAGCACGGACGACACGGTACACCAACATGGCGTCCTCGATGAGGATCAATTGGCGCCAGATCCTACGTGCCGGTTCGATGATGGATGAACCGTAGGGAAGGAACATGTCGTTTCCGAGAAGTCGGAAGTGGGTGACTTCCCAGTTCTCCAGAGTCCTGTTTCCGAGAGTGACCCAGCGGTAACGAACTGCCATGGGGTCGTTAGGATCGTAGTTCTCCTCACGCTCGATCTCATTGACGGGAATGGGAAAGGCGCTAATGACGCCGTGCTCGGGGGACACGTCGTTGTAGAGGAACATGTCCCCGTACTTGACGAGGTTTCTCACCCAGGAGCGGAGGTTGAATTCCACGTTAAGCGTGTTGTAGAAGAGGTCCTCAAGAATCTCTCTGATCTTCTCGTTGTCCGAGTAGATGTGGAGGACACGACCTTTCTCGTCCTGAGCGCAGGTCTCATCGGCGTAGATGTCGAGAGCTGCGGCGAGCTCAGGAGTATATTCCATCTCCGCGAAGTCCTGGTAACGCATGAGGCGTTCAGACAAGTTGTACGCGTTCGCCGTGATGGTGGCGTACGTAGGCGCCATAGACTTCTGAAAGAGAAGTGCACCAGAACTTTTAGATTTATCGGCGACTGCTACAGTCGTATCTAGAGCCCGGATCTTCCTCTTGACCACGGGTCCACTTCTGAATAACTTTGTGAGCTTCTGAAAGAGGTTTTGTTCTTCTTTTTTCGCCATTTTTCTATTGCCTCTCCATTAGGGGACGAGGCCCTTGGTGTTCTACTTTACACTACTTCTTTCTTCTCAGGCTTGAGGTGAACAACTTTCTGTTCCGGAGGCTCTGTTGCGTCTACGTAGGACATCGGAGAACCGATGATTCTCTTCAAGATCTGCTCAGCTGCGTCAAGATTGCTTGCAAGCTCTGACTTGGCCTTTTCACTTGCTGACTCCTTGAATCCTTCGATTGCTCCAATAAGCTTCGAAGCAGCAGCGACGTTCTTAGAGGCAGAATCATGATCATCTCCCTCATAGAGATTAGCTATCTCTTCTCGAATTATCGTTTTGAGTCTTGCTATTCCAATCTTTGACATTGCTACCCTCTGATACTGTCTATATGTATCCTGATCATCTAAATAGCCAAGAAAAATCTGAAACATCTACGTGTTTGACGTCTTCGGGCTTTCTGGGTTGGTGAACTTTATCGGGTGTAAACCCTTGTATTTGTGCGTTTGGGACGGGCCTGACCTGATTTATACCCCCAGGAAGGTCGCCTATATTTCTATTACCGACAGCTGTAGCCTTTAACATCGCCATCGCCATCGCCATTCCTTGAGGATCAGATCCGCTCTCTCCAACCACGAGCCACGTTCCAATAGCAAGACTCATGATCAAATCGTCATGAGCATCTTTAGCTGCCTGAGCTTTTGCTCCGTTCCAGACGAAAGCCTGCAATTGATCGTACAGTCGTTGAGAATATGACTTGAGCCTTGAGTTTCTTATTGACTCTTCTAGGCGTGTGAGTATCTGGGTGCGCGTCTTAGTCTGTGTAGAAAATCCAGGAACACTCTCAGGATCAGTCGGCTTGTATCCAAAGATGTCGCCGTTGTTCTGCTGATAATACAGCGTCGGGTATCCTTCATCTCTCAGCTTAGTACACGTAAAGTATCCAAATGTGTTCTGCTCAGGACAAATGAGAGCCTGATTGTACCGCCTACCGTAAGTCGATAGCAGCTCTGCAAATCTGTCTGGTGGTATCTTTCCCATGAACTCTACGCATACTTCGCAAGTCTCATAGTCAATCACATGGAACGTGGAATAATCAGCTGCGTCTCCTCTTGATACGTCTGCAGAAATGACATACTTTCTGCCTTGCTCTGGGTTCCTCCAGACCCAGACTCCGTTCTGAGGTCCTTCTTTAAGAATGGGAGGCTTAATCATTCCTCTAAGCTTCTCGAACTCTGTCGGTTGTAAAAATGTGTCGCCGGAGGACACAAAGTCACAGAGAAACTCTTGAGCAATCTGTCTCTTCGTTAGGTTCCTAGTCTCCTTGTCGAACCAAGCCTGGTTGTGTTCTGGGTGAACGTTCCACGGAAGCCTTATGGGATTGAAGTCGTTGGCACCTGACTCCGCTTCCGTCCACAACTTGTAGTACTGCCCGCCTACGCCGTTAGGAGTCGACAAGATGATGGCAGAACCACCGGTAGAGAGAGTCGGGTAGAGAGATGTCCAGATCTCGTCAAAGTCTCTAATGAATGCAGCCTCGTCGACAATCAGGAGTGCCAAAGCTTCAGAACGACCTGCGTCTGGTGAAGTTGGAACAGCTGTTATCGTGGAACCGTTGTCAAACCTGATTGACTGCTTCGTAGGTTCAAACTTTGTGAGTAGAAGCCACGGGGGAAGACCGTCCAACATGGTCTTCACCTTCTTAATGAAGTTGATGGCCGTGTTTAACTTCGTGGCGATGACAAGGATGTTCTTGTCCTTCTTGAAGATGGCATACCAAACGACATAGGCAGCAGAGACTGTGGAGAGTCCCAACTGCCTAGATTTTAGGACGATGTTAAAACGATGTTTCTGAAAGTCTCTTACACAGTCGTCCTGAAAATCGTACGTGTCGAACGGTATGAGACCTCGAAGCTGGTGTTGGATCTTGCAATACTTCTTCATGAAGTATGTGGGATCTTTGCCGCATTTTAGTATCTCAGATACAACTGCCTGTCTTGATGGTGTTCCTGCTGTCATGCAATCTCGAGAACCGTCTTTCGCCTATAATACGCGGTTCTCTTCGGGTTGTGAACGTTGAAACCGATGATTTCGAGAGAATCTGTTGAGCTCTCTTCCTTGAGAGAGAGGGAGTCACCCGTGAGTTGCTTGTAGATCTCTTTTACGGATTTAATGTGCTCCGCAATTACGTCCTTGGACTCCTCAGCGCATTGGCGCTTCATCTCAATCATCTGTTTCTCGGAGACGAAATTGGTGATGACCTTGTAAGAAGCG